GAGTAAGAAAAATATTCTTAAAAAAGTGTTTGAATATAGTGCTGATGTTTCTTCTGTTGTTGCTTTGCTGTATCAGGTGATTACATCCGTGAAATAATTTTTTTGGATCTAAATCTACAAGCATTTTTATCGACAGCTCCGCGATCCCGTACCATAAATCATCACCGGAGCTGTTGATTTTCATTTCCATAATCCCTGTTAGCTGCTTATCATCTAGGTAGACCTCATTTCCGATCAGGCTCAGCATATGCGTTGGAACATATTTATTGTGCTGTCCTCGAATGTAATCTGTACCTTTTTCGTCTAAAACTTTATAGTCCCTCAATCTGTCCTGAATATAAGGTGCCAGCGATGGCTCTGTTTTCCAGATTTCATGTGTAATCTGATTTATTTGCAATGTAACCGTTTTCGGTTTTGCTTTAATATCTTCATACAAGTCTCGCAAATCTGCGTTAAAATCATCGATAATCTGCTGTACTGTTTTCACAGCTTCTCCCCTCCCTTCTACACCGTGTTCTTCTGCTGTTGTTTTTGCATGTAAGTGTATAAGTTCTTTTTTCTGCATTTAATCACCCACATTTCACTGATTAGTTCATCTGCTTTTTTAATTGCGTTTCCTTCTCTTTTCTCCTATACTTGATGTACAGATTTTCATCACAATCAATACATAAGAAAGGAATGTGCTATGGATTTAAAAATCAATTCAAAAATAGCTAACAAAATTTATGACGATGTATTTCATCCTGCAGCTGTTCAAATGGGTGAAGCGATTGCAAGGATTCCACGTGCAATCAATGCTGCCCTATCTCCTCTGGATCAATGGATTTTGCATCGTAATTTTAATCTCGAACAAACCAAACGGATACTGGAGGAAAAATTATCTTCTATAAATCCTGATGAAATCGTTTCTCCTCCGCCATACATAGCCATACCTGCTTTGGAATCAATTAGTTACTGCATGAATAGTAAAGAGCTTTTTGACCTGTACTCAAACCTTCTTTCGAAAGCTCTATATATAAACACACAAAATACTGTTCATCCCGCCTTCATTGAAATTATCAAACAGCTTTCCCCTGTGGATGCGCTCGTTTTAAGAGAATTCGCTCATCGTAACCACATAATTCCTGCTGCTAAATTATCCATTCTTTCAAAGCGAACAGGAGTACACATAGTCGGGCAACCACAAGAAGAGTCATTCTCTTTAGAACTAATTTCCGATATCCATTTATCTGGTTTTTCAGAACAAATTCTACGTTCCTCTGTAGACAACCTTAAGCGACTTGGCTTGATTGCTTTGCAGGACATTTGTCTCAATGAACCGAACGCATATAATTTTGTACAAAATTCTGAATTATACCATTCATTATTTTCCGAACACATAGCCAGTGCGGATAAATGTATTCAAACTCATAAAAAAATTCTTTCCACTACCTCATTTGGTTTGACTTTCTGTGATGTTTGTATCTTTGGAATAGAATGAATATATTTCATCACGTAATCGTTTGACGATGTTGATTAACTCCTCATCGGATTTCATTTTTTCTTCTATGTAGTTTTTTAAGACTGACTGTTCATCCTCAACGGCGGTCAGTCTTTTTTCTAAGGATTCAAATGTTTTTCTTCTTATCCACACTTTTTCTACTCACCTCCCTCTTCTGTTGCAAACAGGTAATCCAGAGATTCATTATTGAATACTTTCCGCTTTATTAATAACATTTCTCCTAATTTAAACTCTGTTACGCCTCTGAATTTTAACTTGAGCGTTTCATAATTGATTTCTGTAAGCTCTGACAGCTTTTTAATGGATATCTTTTCTCTTGCCATTTCTGCTTCCAGATTTGGAAACATTATCATTCACCTCTCTTTCATTACCCTGTGGGGTAACTTTGATTGTATCATATACCCTGTGGGGTAGTTTGTCAACCAATAAAATAACTTTTTTTACTTTGCGGGGTATTTTTTTACTTTACAAAGTTTTTATTATATGTATAATTGGAATTAACAGGAGGTAAAACAAATGTCATTTACAGATAAATTAGATGCCTTGATGGCTCAGAAAGGAATCAATAAGTCAATATTGTCTAAAGAAGCAGGCATTCCTTACACAACAATCGCTGGCTTTTATTCAAAAGGAACGGATAATGTAAAACTTTCTACCTTAAAAAAACTGTCTTCATATTTTGACTGTTCAATCGATTTTCTAGCAGATGACGATGAACCTACCACCATCGCCGCACACTTCGATGGTACGGAATATACAGAAGACGAACTGGATGAGATTCGCCAGTTTGCAGCATTCGTTAAGAATAAAAGAAAATAATTTAATGTTTCAGATTCATTTTTATAACTTTTCAATAAACTAAGCAATTTTAAGGAGAACAGTATTATGAAAAAGAAAATTTTTACAACATTCATTATTGGATCAATGGTTTTGTCTATGGCTGCTTGTGGTTCTGCCAGCACAAACAGTTCCTCTGTTTCATCAAATAATGAAGTAGTTCAAGAAAACAATGAAAAAATCAAGGATCCCGTTGATTTAACCGGAACTTGGAAATCAAAAAACAATGACGGTGCTTGGATGGAAGCGACTATTAATGACAATACGATTTCTATTGATTGGGTTTCTGATAATGGAGATACAAAATCTATTTATTGGGTAGGCTCTTATACTGCACCAACCGAATATTCAGATGAATACACATGGACTTCTACGAATGATAAAGAGCAAACAGAAAGTGCTCTCCTTGCATCCTCTGATGATACCAAGGATTTTACTTATTCTGATTCTGACAAAGAACTTTCTTATCAAGCATCTATGATGGGCACTACAACTACAGTAAGAATGACAAAATCTGAATAGATATTATCTATAATTACAACACCTTTTTTATCAAAATTCCAGAATGTGAGGTGTAAACATGGATTCATACGAAAATATAATAGACCAGGCTCATAAAGCTGGAATGGATGTTGTAGAGCATTCTTTTCGTAATGACACGATCAAAGGCTTATACTGCGATGGCACTGCTGCCATTAATAAAAATATCGAAACTACAGTTGAAAAGGCTTGCGTCGCCGCTGAAGAACTTGGACACCATCTCACTTCTGCTGGAAATATCCTTAATCCGTCAGATGTTGGCAGTCGAAAACAAGAGTTTCGTGCCCGGATGCATGCCTACAATAACATGATCGGACTGATTGGAATCATAACAGCTTATGAGCATGGTTGCCGAAACACTTATGAAATGGCTGATTATTTGAACGTAACAGAAGAGTTTCTGAATGATGCGTTGGATGCATATAGAAGTAAATACGGTGTCTGCACTACTGTTGATAACTATGTCATTTATTTTATTCCAGCATTGATTGTGATGAAAGATTTGTGACCTGTTGAACTGATTGCCGGATATAATGAAGCAATTATGAAATTTAAAAAGCCATAATTTTTTATGCTTTATATACTACTAATGACAATTTATAATTAATACGCACCCGCGTTTTAATAAATATTTTTACAAATAGAGAAAGTGAGGTTTACTATGGAATTTATTGAATCATTAAAACAATTTTCAGAAAGAGTAACCATGTTGAAAGATACTATTTCAACAGAAGAATCTACTAAAATGTCTCTTGTTGTTCCGCTTTTCCAACTTCTTGGATATGATGTATTTAATCCTTCCGAGTTTTGTCCGGAATACATAGCTGACGTTGGAATCAAAAAAGGTGAAAAGGTAGACTACGCTATACTTGAAGATGGTCAACCAACAATATTAATTGAATGCAAAAGCTGTTCAGATCAGTTGGATAAACACTCATCACAATTATTTAGATATTTTGGTACTTCTTCAGCAAAATTTGGAATACTTACAAATGGTATCATTTATCGTTTCTATACCGACCTAGAAGAGTCTAATAAAATGGATTTAGTGCCATTTTTAGAAATTAACATGCTTCAATTAAAAGATTCTTCCATTAATGAATTGAAAAAGTTTTGCAAGGATAATTTTGATAAGGATAAAATTTTTAGCACTGCTGAGGAATTGAAGTATAGTAGTCTAATCAAGGGTGTTCTTCTTAAAGAGTTCGAATCTCCTTCAGATGATTTTGTTCGTTTTATCTTAACAGATATCTACGATGGGCAAAAAAATCAACGCGTGATAGAAAAATTTGCTCCTGTGGTAAAACGTGCTTTTTCAGCTCTCGTTAACGAAATTGTAAATAGTAAAATTTCTTCCGCCCTCTCTGCAGACTCTGAAGAAGATGCCGAAGAAAATGTCAATGTTGAAGAGGAGATTCCTGTTTCAAAAATTGTTACTACAGAAGAAGAGATTGAGGGTTTTTATATTATAAGAGGTCTTTTGGCAGGTATCGTTCCTGTAGAAGATATTGTATATCGTGATACCGAAAGTTATTTTGGTATTCTCTATACAAATAATAACCGAAAACCTATTTGCCGATTAAATCTTGATACCAAAAACAAGCAGCTTCTTATTCCAGATGAGAACAAAAAATTTGATCGTATTTATATACAATCGCTCAATGATATTTACCAGTATAGAGATAGATTAACTGAAGTAGTAAAAAGATATTTATAAAAAATATAGTACAAATCCCCTGCTCCATGTGGGCAGGGGCATTGAAAACTGAATAATATATTTACCAGGGGAGCTGGGAAGGTATGCAGTCATCCGTTCTAATCCTGTTAGAAAGGGTGACGCTTATGTCTACATATGAAGAATTCATGGTGATTTTAACCGTGGCAATGCTCATTGTGGCAATTCTGAATTATAAGAAATAAGCAAGCTACCTTGTCTCTTGGCCGGAGTAGGTAGCTTGCTTAAATAGTAACTATTAACTTTGCACCGGAGCGGATAGGCTTCATCTATCTCCCGGCTTTCCTGTTAAGTATATTATAGCAAATATGCTTTGAATGTCAATTGAAAAACCGCCCCTGCAGCAACAGAGACGGTTCAGGAATATATCCGAAGATGATACTCCAAACATGCAAAAATATTGTATCATCTTCGGAACAGCTTCGCAAGCGGAACACCCGTTCCCCGCTGGCTGTTATTTTTATACCCATTTTTAGAAGAAAGGTGATACATTATGGCTTATCCAACGAAAAACACTGCTGCCGACAATCGAATCATCGCAATCTATGTGCGTGTATCAACCGGTTACCAGGTAGACAAAGACTCTCTTCCGTTCCAGAAGAAAGAACTGAAAGCATATTGTAAACATATCTTACATGTTGATCTGTCACAGGTAGAAATATTCGAAGATGCAGGTCGCTCCGGAAAGAATACAAAGCGCCCCGCCTATGAACGCATGATGGAAAAGGTACGTGCCGGACTGGTCTCTCATGTTCTGGTATACAAAATTGACCGTATTTCCAGAAATCTGGTGGACTTCTCTCTCATGTATGATGACTTCAAATACAACCGTGTGACGTTTATTTCCCTGAATGAGCAGTTTGACACGTCTTCCGCGATTGGTGAAGCTGTCTTAAAAATCATTCTTGTATTTGCAGAACTGGAAAGGAAACTGACAAGTGAGCGAGTAAAAGACATTATGATCGGACGTGCCACGGAAGGCAAATGGAACGGTGCCAGAGTTCCCTATGGTTGGGACTGGGATCCCGATGCGGAACAACCGGTACATTCCAAGATAGAAGCTCCTTATGCCCGTGGTATGTACGAAATGTATCTGAAAGTACGGTCCACCGGAAAGATCCGGGATTACAATAATTCACACAATATTCCAACCAAGCGCGGCGGTGAATGGACTTCCAAGACGGTCAGTGACTTTCTACGGAATCCCATGAATAAAGGGGACTACCGGTACAATTACCGGGAGAGTGCACGCGGACGTAAAAAACCGGAAGATGAAGTGATCTATCAGGAAGGTGTCTTTGAACCACTGGTTGATCCGGAAGTCTGGGAACGTGTCAATCGGATCATAGATGATAATGCCAGTAAAAGAAACACCGGTGGTCTGCATCCGATCATGAAGAACTGTAACGTGTTCGCCGGACTGATTCAATGCGCAGACTGTGGCTCTGGATTTCAGGTCGTGAAAAAGGATCGCCGCCGGAAGAACGGTTTTGCTCCGTCTATGTACGGATGCACTTCAAGATTTCGCAAGATACACTGTCCTGCCCCGAATGTCAGCGAAGTACAGATCGGTCCCTTTGTGATCAATTACATCTCTGCCATGGTGTACGCAACCAAGGAACGATTTAAAATTCATTCACCTGCCGCCTTGGAATCCATGCTGCTGTCTGATCCGATCTTTGCGAATATCGCCGGAATTGAATCACAGGGATTAAATGAGACTTTTGCACTGCTTACCGGAGTATCTGTTTCCGGAAGTGCCCTGTGGCGCACCGATCCGGTCAAGCAGTCTGATACTGCTGCCACATCATCAGAGATTGAGAACCTGAAAAAGCAGATTCAGAAATACAACCGTGCCAAGGAACGTCTGGAAGATGCCTACTATTTTTCGGACGATGCTATGAGTGAAAAAGAATATCTGGAAAAGAAAAACAAATTTGACGCTGCCAGAGTTGCAGCTGAAAATAAGCTGAAAGAGTTGACGGAAGTTCAGATTGCTTCCCATGTGGATGATTCCGGCTTTATGAAATCCGCTTCCGCTTTTCTCCTGGCGCATCAGCTCCATGCCGGAGTACATATTGAATATCGTGATTTTGCTGTCACTGTTGAAGAAGAATCACTGAAAGAATTTATGAACCTTGTACTGGATCACATTTCTGTCAAAGACAGACGCGTAGTAGAAATCGTCTTTTCCAACGGTCTCTCCCACCGCTTCATATATCGCGAATAAACAACAAAAGCCCAGTTTCAGGCATCATCCTGTTACTGGGCTTTCTTAAAAAATCCTTTATTTATGCGGGTTTGGAACATCTCTCATTTCAAGTTCATCTGACATCCGAATGTATTGACGCAGAACGTCATCTTTCTGCCTGTTTCTTTCTCCATCTGTGCCACCAGCATACGTGCCTTTGCGATGAAATAATACTGACGCAACGGCTCCTCTGACGGCGGATCCAGTGTCAAGTCGATCTGATTAATAAAATGTTCTATTTGCAT